ATTCTCTGAAAAAGACAGTGAATGCAGCGTGCCAATTTGGTCCAAATGATAAGTTTAGAGATTGGATGGATAGGCTTGGAATTTTTGATGGAGGAAAGACAGAGATCATCCAAGAGGCTATATTATACAAAAGGTTTGAATCACATGAAGTACAAAACCTTAAACCAAGATTAACATTGCAGGCAACTGCAGATATCCTGAAGAAAGAATCTGGAAACAATAATATCTTTATGGACTATTTGCTTAAAGAGGAGCTGACTGAATACAAGAGTGATCGTGCTATAGGAATAATCACTGATATGCGGTATGAATTCGAGCTGGACTACCTTAGAGAAAAAGGGTATGAAGTTCTTCCATTACTTGTTTTAGTTGATGAGGATGTCCGTATCCAAAGATTAAAAGAAAGAGACGGAGAATATAACCCAAAGCAAGAGAGTCACTCTTCCGAGAAAATGTCAGATGCGTTTTCTCTTAGGTGCAAACTTATGCGTAACCCAAGTGTAGCACCCGATGAAGCATTTCCGTATGCTATTCGGAGTGTGGGAAGATTACTAATAGATTTTCTATATCCTTCTCCAGAATAACACCTTGACAAATTACCACTAATATGGTATAATGGTAGCATGGGAAAGCTATCAAATGATGCTCTTCGTCATATGACGGCGAGTGAAAAAGAAGACATACGAGCAAAGATGGTCGATCTCAGGACGAATGATAATATGTCATTTGCCCAGATGTCGGCTGATTTGCATTTATCCCCAAAAATACTCTCTGATATTGAGAAAGACCCTGAGTATTTACGTAGAATTGCTCAACGACACATCTCAGAACATCTCCACCGGGAAGGTGAAATGTTTACGGCGCTTGTAAATAAAGCAGCCAATGGCGACCTCAAAGCCTTTGATATGTGGATGAAAATATCTGGTAGGGATAAGATAGTATCAGCTATCGACAAAGTTAAAGATCCTATAATCAAGAAGAGTCAGGTCAATGAAACGAGGGAAGATGACGAATATAGAAAAGCCATCGAACAAGCCAATATGGATTCCCCAGTCAACTGTACTGGCTAACCCATCCCTCCACTTCTTTGAAAAACGGAAATGCGCAAGGGATAATATTTACTTTGTCCTAAGACATGTGTATACTAAAGATGAAGTTCACTCCAATATTGGAGATCCTATTTCTGTTAAAAGGAAGTTTCCACCATACAGGCATTGTATTCATTTAATGAGAACATGGAATCGGGAGAAGCTATTACTGGTTCCGAAGTCCCGGAGATTACAGGTAACTTGGACAATGCTTGCTGTGCATTTACATTTAGCATTATTTAATCCAGGTTCGTTAATCATCATGCAATCGAAGAAGAAAGATGACGCATTTGATCTGATTGCTAAGACAGTATACATCCTGGAGAACTTACCCGCTTACATAATTGACCCAAACGATTGGTACTCTTTAAAAGGTAAAGTCGTTTTTAATAATGGAGACTCACAGTCAGAGATAAGAGCATGTCCACAAGGCCCTCAGCATGTAAGGATGCAGACTTGTACTGCTATTTACCTGGATGAGGGTGCTTTTATTGAGCAACTTAAAGCCACTGTAACTGCAGCTAAGCCTTCGCTTGAAGGTGGAGGCAGAATTACAATAACCTCATCGACGCAACCATCGCATTTTGACCTGTTGCATAAGGATGAGACATAATGCCAAATATCCAAAAAGAATCCCACGAACAGTGGGAATCATTTAAAAATATAGATGAAGGAAGAAAAGTATACAAGCCATGGAAGGGTATGGAAGAGTGGAGAAACCCTAAAAATAAATGGTATATTCACCAGATGCACTACAGCGCCGACCCTAATAAAGATCCTGACACGCCGGAAGGCTTAGCGTGGATGAAATTAGCACAGGAAGGCTTAGGTCAAGACGAATGGGATCAGGAGTATGAAATCGTAGCTTCTGGTATTGGAAGGAAGATAATATACCCATCTTTCAGTATGGAGAAGCACCTTAAAAACTTCCACCCAAAAGACATACCTGCCGCATGGACAGTATCGATGTGTATAGACTCTGGTATTGGAGCGCCGTGCTCAGCAGCATGGATTGCTACAGCGCCGGACGGATTCTGTTTCATGTATGATACTTATTACATGACTAATAGGACGATTAAACAGAACGCTGCTGCTATACTAAAGAAGGAAGAGGGACATAGCTCTAAGCCACTAATAAGATTGATCGATCCTGCATGCTTCAGTAGAAGTACCCAGACTGGACTTACAGATGCACAAGTATTTGCATCATGTGGAGTATACTGCGCAGGCGGGAATAACGATATGAACCCAGGACTGAATGCAGTCAGGATGCTACTCGATGACAATCCACAACCAACCGGAGAGATTTGCCCAAGGTTGTATATAGCATCATACTTACAGGATTTCATTAGAGAGATTAGATTCTATGCCATGAAAGATGGCAAGCCCATGAAAGGCCAGAAAGACCACTTGCTTGACTGCCTGAGATACTTGGCATCACGTGGGTTATTCTATATTCCAGCAAGTGATACGGCCAGCAATGCGCTATTAGAACGTGACCCATTGACAGGCGCTTCAAGATATGTACGAAGAAACAAAGGAGATGAAGACGATGATTGAGAAAGAAATTAAATACTATTCCAAAGGTAAAATCTGCCCAAAATGCGGATGGGATAAATGGAAAACAGAGGCATGCACTGGATGTGTATACTGCTTGGCGTGCCGTCAGGATGACCCAAAGCCTGGCTTCGGGGAGGTAATATCAAATGACAATGAATGAAGATATGGGTGGAGCATATATCATGCCCTTATCAACTGAGGAGTTCATAGATGGCTTGATACCCGACCAGACAATAATTAAACTGAATTCCTTACAGAAAGAAGAAATCGCAAAGGCTACTGTCGAGAAGATGGTGGCATCAAAAGCTGCAATGGAAACTGCTTCTGGAGACTGGACAGGTATTTTAGCGGCATACAACATGGAAGATAAGATTATAGCAGATACTCAAAGTAAAATTCAAGCTCCAAGAGCAAAGGTGCATTCTACTTTAATGTATAGTCATATCAATACTACTTTAGCAATGCTGACTGGGAAGATGCTGAATCCTCTGTCGAACTTTGTTGAGATAACTGACCAGGTTTCCTTGGAAAGATTACATCCAATCGAGAATTTTCTATTCACAACGTTTAAGAGATATAAATATGGCATTCCAATAATGGAAGCTATTCAGGATTCTTTACTATTTTCTAAAGGAATTATTAAACTGATTCCAGACTATAAGCAAAAGAAAGTTTACATCGAAAGCGTGCCCCCGGTGCACATCAGGGTAGATGCAGACGCTATTAATATCCAAGATTCCCTCTTCATTGGGCAGGAGCTATGGCTTTCACATGACCAGATAGAACAGAGAATGAATGAAGGTTCTTATGATAAGAAAGAAGTAAAAAGGATGTTTGCAGACTTAAACCAGAGAAACTTTGATGCACTTGCTCCAAGTCTTAAAGGACAGGAAGATAAATTTGGTGTACTGATTTCTAATAACTCTGGGGCCAACGGCGACAAAGGCCCACTTGATGATAACAGAATCCTAAAATTCGACAGATACCAGGTGTATGAATATTATGATAAGAATGTAATTATAACTGTTGCTGAAGAGCTGTATACTCTAAGAGTAGTACATAATATAATTGGAAACCCTTACTACGAAGTATTAACTAAAACTTCACCGGAAAGAAAGATGTGGCCAAAATCTACTGGTGAGTTGCTCCAACCATTACAGAGTGAAGCCTCTACAAAGCGTAACCAGAGGCTTGATAACACAGATGAGATGATGCACGCCCCAACTACTATCCTGGTTGGTGGAGTTATGAATCCAAAGTCTATAAGTCTTGCATCCGATGAGATAATTCCGATATTAGTACCAGATGCAATTGGAAAGTTAGTTCCCCCGGACGTGACACAGAACGCCTTTGCTGAAGAGCAGAGTATTAAACAGGACGGCGCTGATATATCCCATGTTGTGCCTTTGCTTCAGGGCCAGGCGGCTAAGAAAGAACGCATGACTACCACAGAGCAAGGCCAGCTATTTGGGCAGGCAACAATGAAGTTTGATTCAATGTCTGACTTTATATCTGTAACTTCTCTGGTGGAAATACTCTCAGGCGTGCTCAAAATGTATGCTTTATTTGGAGAAGTTACACTTGGTTCAGAGAATGCTTCCGGTAAAAATAAACCTGCAGTGATTGAACCTAAAGATTTAATTAAAGAATATGATATAGCACTCGCAATCAATCCTAACAGGGAACAGCAGGATAAAATGGAAGCGGATGCTATATATCAAAGATTATCTCAGAATCCATATATCAACCAGGTAGTTTTACTTAACTGGGTAATTCCAATGTGGAGTCCAAATGCTCCTCCAGAGTTAGTAATGGAGAAAGCAGATATGGCACAGCCGTTGCCAAACGATACTGGGAGCTTACCTAATGGTAAAGCTTGACAAATGCATACAAATGTGGTATAATAAGTATGGGAAGGAATGTTCATATGATCAATGATTTATTAGAATTTGTTGAAGAAAGAATCCAACTCTACAAAGATGGCCTGGAAGTTGTAAGTGTTGATAATTTAACAGCTCACAGAGCTACACTTGCTACTTTTAAAGTCGTGAGAGGAGAAATACTGACACTAATAAAGAACAACCCTAAGAGTGGTAAAATTATTTTTGAAAGTGAGGACTAAGTATGCCAGATGGTATAATTTTTGAAGAGACAGATGACCTGGCTATAGCTGATGGGTCTCCGGTAAACTGGAATGATGCTGAAGTTGACGACCTTGAGTACGTAGACATCAGTGATGAAAAGGAAGCTGTTGAAGAAGCTCCCCTGGAACCTAAGAAAGTGCCCAAAGTAAAGGCTAAACCTAAAAAGGAGAAGAGTATAACCGTGCCAAATGAGAATCAGATGCAATTATTTAACTCAATGCAGGATGCAATGGCTCCTTTGCTGACAGATGACAATAAAGAAGACATCGAGAAAGTAGCCCTTGGCCTGACAACTGCTATTAGTATGCAGTTAGATGGTGTTAGAGGCTCAATAAATGACGTGAAGAGTGCAAGCTATCGCCGTTCAGAGGAAGGTCAGGTATTTGCAAGATTGAAAGAGGAATCCCCTGGAATGTCTGATATCACGTATAAAGATTTAGCAAAGAAATATGTACGTGAGAACCGAGTAGTTGCTGAATCCAACAGGACAGGAACAAATACTAATAAAAATTCAGTGGCGCTCAATCAGCATCAACTTAAAGCTGCTTCTATTTTTGGTATGTCTAAGAAAGAGTATGCAGAGTCCCTGGCTGGACTTGGAAAAGTAAAACATGGATTATCAACAATCCAGAAAGCAAAGGTATTTGAAATATGACCGCTAAACGAGAAGATATTTTAAGAGATCAGAAACAAATTATAGAGGCAACAAAAGAAAGAGCAGACCCGGATGCCCATGTAGACCAAGTAGATGTGCCAGACTTTGACAGACACCATGACTTGTTCGAGGTTGCTGGTAAAAAGGATAGTAGAGTATACTACTGGGGTAGGATGTCAGGCGGATCAGGCGGTTCTGATACCACCAATCGGCAGCTACTCCATCAGCAGGGATTCAGAGTATCACATGACCCAGATGTAGTGGCTCTACATGGTGCAAGAGGTGGAGACGGTGCTCAGAAAATACACGGCCCAGGTGAAGAGTATGTACTAATGGTACGTGCAGAGAAGATTAGTAAAGCACGTGAAGCGCATTGTCGTAAAAAGTCAATCAAGGCATTACACACAGGAAATGCTTTTCCTGCTGGAATGTCAGGACATAAAGAAATTGTGGTTGGGAATCAACCTCAGAACTCAAAATCTCAAACTTTACGCTGTAGGCGGGGGAGGTGATTTATAAATGCCATCAGGAAACAGACATCCAGAAGTTGTAAGAATGGCTGGTGGAATAACCCCAGCAGGTAGAAATATTGGACAGGCAGATACTGAAACTTTTATTGCTGGAAATCTCTTGAAGTATTCTTCAGGATATGTAGCAGAAATTTCAGGAAACTCTGACGAAAAATGCCAGTTCCTCGCAAGAGAAGCTGGAGATAATGGAACAGCAAAAACTGAAGTAAATGTACTTCCGTTGGACGGTGTTGTACTGTCAATGACTGCGTATCATGCTACACCAACAAGCGCTATTACAGCCCTTGACGAATATCGGAGCAGTTACACAGATCCAAAAGTAGTTAGTTCCAAATGTGTAGTTGATGTTGCAAACATCGGAGCACACGCCAATGCAATTGCAGAAATCGTAGGTATCGACCAGAGAGACACGGTAGGAGCACAGTATAGTAGATACCTTGTGAAAATTAAACCAGGAAGACTTAACGTAGACTTTGATTCGTAAACAAAATATTTATCACCCAGGAGGTGAGTACTAATGGCCCCAACACCAGATACCTTTATCAGAGCGTCTGCATCCCCGATTTTTTTGCCTGGACTTACTAAAGTCCTCATGAATCTCTTTGCGACGTATCCTTGGAGGTACAAAGGACTGTTCCATATGAACAGTTCAACCCAAAAACAGGAAGACTTCTACAGGTTCAATGGATTAGAATCTATCCCTGAGAAAGACGAGACCGCTCTCTATGAGACTGGACATGTTAGCCCAGGCGAAGAAGTAACCTTTACACATTTAACTTACGCTTATGGACTCAGATACTCACTGGAAGCACAAGAAGATGAACTGTATGGAGTTATAAAACAATTCCCTCAGTGGCTCTTCAATGCTACCAGACATACTATTGAGACCGTAGCACACTTAGTACTGAACAACGGATTTACTAATACTGGATATGATTCTACATCACTGTTTGCAGACGACCATGGAGATGCGATTGATGGTACGCCATCTAACATCCCTGCAACACATGCTGACTTAGGATACACTGCACTGCAGAATGCTCTCGTTGCTATCTCACTCATGGAAACTCCTGAAGGGCATCCTATGGGTAATGATGGAAACCTGAGACTTGTATACAATCCAACTATCGACCCGATGGTTCAGAAACTGTTGAACACTCATGGAAAAGAACCATTTACTGCTAACAACACAATGAACTATGTCGAGGGATCTGTCACTCCTTGGGCATCTAAGTATATTACTGACACAACTCACTGGTCACTGATTCCTTCAGCTTTCTATGGTGGACTTATGTTCTATTGGAGAAAAATGCCTTATACATGGGAAGGTATAGATACTGGTAATGGTGACCTCATTGATTATATCCGTTTGAGATGCAGCGCAGGCTATGCCGAATGGCGTAGAACGTATGCTTCCAAGCACGCATAGGGTGGTGATATACAATGAGTAAAACAAACTTTAATTCTATCGGATTTGACGGCGATACAGTAACACCAGGTTCTACTGAAGTTACTGTATTAGCCTATGACCCTGATGGATACGTTTATGATTCTCGTGGAGCAACTGTTCCAGATGGTGAAGCGGGGTACTCAGTTGGCTCAACTTTCACAGATACCGACGGTGGAGTTGGAGCAACTCTGTACTTCAATGAAGGATCTGTCACAGTTGCAGACTTTAATGTTGTAACTACTCCTGGAGCTACCTCAACCTTTGAGGCGCTTGGGGATTCTGACTTTGATATAGACGCTGCAGCTACTGGGAGTATCCCTTGGTTGAATGCTTCTAACAAGTTAGAAGATGATCAGTTCGTGGTTACTACTCCTACAGCTACTAATGGAAATGTCCTGGTGGCTGATGGAACAAGTTGGGCTACGAGCACACTTGATGCTGCTTCTATTGTAGCTAAGACTGGTAATCAGACTATTGCAGGTAATAAGACATTTTCTGGATCAACATCGGTTGGAGCTATTGCTATCACTGATGACATAACACTTACTGGTGGAAAAAAGCTGATTCTCAGAGGTGCAACAGAATATATCTATAGTGATGCTTCTAATGACGTTTTAATTGCAGGTGCTGGTGATGTAGATATCTCTTCAGCAGAGTCAACAATTACAACCACAGGAAGTATCAACCTGACTTCAGGTGATAACATTGTCGTTGGTGCGGCAGATGATATCTCAATAACAACTACAGATGGTAAAATTACTATTACTGCAACAGGTGGTACTGGTGGAGACATGGCCCTTGTAGTTGGAGATGTATTTGACCTTGACGCTGTAGATGCAATTTCTATTAATTCCTCTGCTGGTGCTATTAATATTGGTAATGATGCTATTGAACAAGGTATTAATATTGGTACTGGCGCTGCTGCCAGAACGATTGTATTAGGTAATGCAACCGGAGCTACTGCCCTTGACCTTAACCTGGGAACAGGTGGACTTGACTGTGACTCAACAGGAGAGGTCGTATTTACTTCTACTAAAAATGCAGGTTCTGCTATTTACCTTCAGGCAAATGGTGGTACCTCAGAAACTATAAAGATTCACTCAGACCAGGGAACAGGCACAGTTTCAATTACTATCGTGTCAGATGCTGGTGGAATTACGCTTGATTGTGCTGCTGCTCTTGACGTAAGTATCGCAGGTGGACAGGTCGCTCTTGTATCAAAAGATGACGCTGCAAGTGCTATTGCTTTGACTGCAAATATTGGTACATTGGAAACTATTGTCATAACTAATACACAAGGTACAGATGAAGCTGCTGTCAGCATTGTATGTTCTGCTGGTGGATTTAACGTAGATGTTGCTACTGGAAAGAACATTGACTTTATTGGTGGACAGTTCATTTATCTGAGTAATCAGGATGTTGCTTCTGCTGTTAGTTTTACTAAAAATACTGGAACGTCTGAAACCATGGTATTTACGAACACCCTGGGGACAGACGAAGCTTCCATAAGTGTAATCTCTGCTGCTGGTGGTATAAATGTTGACGCAGCCGCAGCTAAGAACATTACTATTGATGGCGGGCAAGTACTCATTGGATCTAAGGATGACTCTGCCGCAGCTATCCAACTTGCAACAAATGTTGGAACATCAGAAACTATCCTGATAACAAATACCCAGGGAACTGCTGCTGGCGCTATAGCTCTTACTTCTACTGCTGGTGGAATGACACTTGGCTGTGCCGCTACTAAAGACTTAACTCTTACTGGTGGGCAGGTAATCTTGAACTCTGTTGATGATGCTGCTGGTGCAATTCAGTTACTTACTAACGTAGGCACATCTGAAACTATCACAGCAACAAACACACAGGGAACTGGAACAGGTGCAATTACACTTGATGCAGTTGCTGGTGGAATTACGCTTGATTGTGCTGACACTAAGAATATAACTATTGGTGGTTCTGCTGTTACAAGGACTATCAATGTTGGAGCAGACGATGCTGTTCAGACAGTAAACATTGCTTCACACGACACTCCCGCCAATGCTATTAAGATGGGTGGAGATGCCTCTACCTTTGAAATTGCTGGTACTGTAACAAATAGTGGCCCGTTTAACTATAAACTGGCAGCTACTGCAGATGACCAGGCATACACCCTCGCAGTTGGAGTTACTGCCCTTGAAGACGGTTGCATGATTTCATGGAAAATGCCAAATGCTGCTTCTGCTGGAGTATGTACTATGAATCCGAATAGCCTTGGAGCAAAGAAACTTCTGAAAGGAAGTGATAATGCTACTCAGGTCACTACTGGAAACCTGGTTGCTAATGGATCATACTTTGCAATTTACAATGCAACTCTTGATGGCGGTGCTGGTGCCTGGGTTGTAATGAACCTTTAATCAACTACTTTATGGGAAAGATGTAATGGCTACGTCTTTCCCCTTGACTTTTATCTTCATATATGATATAATAAAGTATATCCAAAATTAACATGAAAGGAGTTACTTATTTATGAGTAACCTGGGAAAGAAAATTCAGAAAAACATGCAGGCTAAGAAAGAGGAAACAATCGCAAACGACCCAAATGTTTTCCTTAAAGCTGCGGAGAAAGTTCTTGAACAGCGTAGGCTGGCCTATACTGAATGGACAAATAGAAAATCACAAACAGATGCTGCATTCAATCAGGCTCAGAAAGCATATGAAAGTCAAATCAATTTCGTGGAAGGTGCAAAGAATTACATGCTTGCAATGATGAAAGCAAACAAGGAGGCAAGCGATGCCGTTCAAGTCAAAGAAGCAAATGAAGTGGATAATGGAGAACAAGCCGGAACTGTATCAAAGGATGCTAATGGAGACAAGAAACCCGGAAAGACTGCCAGAAAAAACAATTCCAAGAAAAAAGACAGTTCCCTACTTTAGGAGAAAACGATGAATTTATGGTGCATATTAGTAGACACAATACAATATACTAAAAATGATTTGATGGAGTATATTACTCCACAGAACTTTTCTATGGTAATCGCAGCGTATTGCATCGTTGAAGTAAACAAGAATTTAAAGAAATTATCTGAAGCAGTTTCAAACTTAAAGGACATGTTCAAGATGATGGTGCTTGTAGACGGTATTGAAGACAAGTATAAGGAATACCTTAAAAAGAAAAAGGGTAATGTGGAGGAAAGTAGATAATGGCAAATCTTTGGACAGGAAATAAAGTAATTAAATTGGACACTGCAGATAATGGTGCAGCTTATGATGCTACAAAGGATGCAGCTAAGGATGCAACTGGAATAAAATACAGTACTGACTGGTTTTACATCGACCGTATTGAAGTGACAGGTGCAAAGAATGATGAAATATTTGAGATACAACAGTGTACTCCTATTGTAAATGCTGATGGAAGCGCTGCTGGAGATGTCACTGACGACACTATCTTTTACCACAAATTTGAAACTGGAGAACTGAATAAAAGTTTTCCAATCAATCGACTGGTGCATGGATTACTACCAAATTTAATCCCCGGAGGATTAGTTACAATATTTTTGAAATGAGGAAAGTATGAAAATTATCAAACAGTCATTAGAAGCGAAGGATGGATTTATACAGAAAGAGAGATGCCCCAGGTGTGGTGGAGTTCGGAATTATATAATTGGCCCGGTTAAGTTCAACGTATACAAAAAGGTGTGGTTTGTAAAGTTTAATATAAATGTCTCTATCACAATAGAATATTGTCCCAAATGTGGACGATTGAAACCTGTTATCACCTTTGAATAGACATCAAAGAATGCAGAGAGAAAAATTAAGAAGAACAAAACCACAATGGAAAAAGATGAGGAAAAGCAATGACACTAAGCGAGTTACTCGAAAAGTTTTATTTACTGAAAGGGGAGAACGCATCAACTTCTACCTTTACCCCTGCGATGGTAACAGACTGGCTTAACGTAGCATACAAGAAGGCGATGCAAATAGTAGACTGGCCAGAGCTTACCACGAAGGAGACTGTTACTTTAGCTGTTTCAACTATCGTATCTAATGTATCTGCTACTGCTATTGTTGTTGCTGATGGAACACACTTCACAGACGGACAAGAGATCCTTATCAAAGAAGGAACAGTCTATGAAAAGGCAACCATTAAGTATGTTAATAATACTGCAGGTTCAATTACATTAGAGGCTCCCGGACTGGTAAATACATTCACGACTGACGCTGACGTATACGTAACAAGCTTTGCTATATTACCTAATAAAAGAGTATTCTGGATGAAATATTGGTATCCAAGTGCTTCTGGAACTGTTCTAACTAATATGGAAAGCTGGGCTACTGATATTTATCATGACACTAAACCTAATCCTCTTGGTATTGGAGTGCCACAGTATATGTGCTTTGATCATTATCTGCAGACTGTTGTAGAAACAGGACAGGCAGCAACTGCAAGTACTGGAGTTTACATTGTCTACTGGGATATTCTACAGGGTACTAATCTTGGACATAGGGAAGACTATTACAAAGGTTGTACCTTTGTAAATGATGACCTTGACCTAACAGGACGTATTACTGCTTCCAGCTATGCTGATGGAACATTCACAATGTCTGACACTGGTATACTTGGACAGGACTCTGGGGACGCATTTAAAGTAATTCGCTCACAAGAGGTTGTTCTTGTATCTCCTGCAGCACAGTATGAATCCTACATTATATATAATTACCATTTACCCTGTGACCATCGGCTTATCTACGACGAAGATATTCCAAGAATTAATCCAACATACCATGAAACACTTGTGCTGTTTGCACTGTCTCAGGCTTATATTATGGACTATGACTTGCAGACTGCAAACGTATACCTCCAGCAGTATTTTGGAGATTTAAGAGAGGCATCCTATTATAACTCTAACAGATCACCAATGAAAACAAAAATTAACATGGTTGGTAGAGGTATGGAGAATGCCTAAAAAACAAACTAAACATCCAGGTATAATACCTGTCAGAAAACAAATTGAAATTCCTATTAATCGTGGGAATTACTTTAGTGTTACAGATGCCTTTGCATATGATATTGATAGAGATAATATTCCTCTTGGATTTGTTTCAAGTACAAACGTAGATTTCGTACCTAATACAAAGACAGTGTGTGCTCGGCCTAAGATGACACTTGAGGTTGATGGAGCAGGTGATGCTTCTGTATACTCATTCTACTGGCAATCAAAATACTTTAAGGTAGCTATTACAGATTCTCTAATGTACTGGAATGGCGCTGCCTGGGCGTATGTTACACAAGATCCCGGAGGAGGAAGTACTCCCACCTACACTCTGGCTACTGCAATTAGACAGGGTGCAATCTCAGCTAAACCATGGAGTTCAGATGATATAATCCTTGGAGCAATTGATGTTAGGCCAATCAAAGTATGGGTAACAGCAGGAACTCCATACTGGAATTATATAATAACTGATACGGATGTTAAAGGCCTCATTGAAATAGATGAAGGAAGACTCTTTGTAAATAATTTGAGTAATAAATTTCTTTATACAGATAATAGGTATGATGACATAACTACTGGGTATGATGTAGGGAGTAGTGGAGAGTACTTTTATTTTGGCTATCCGTATGAAAATTGTTTTAAAATGATGAGTGTAGGCGCTTATCAGTACATGTTCTTCACTGGAGAAGGATACAACTCTATGTCTGTTTGGGCAAAGATGCAAACTTATGCTGAAGATGAACTATTGTCTGGTGAGCAGTATAGGATGATTTTTAAGAGTCATCATGCACCTTCTGGATTTGGACGTTCAATTATAGAAATGCAAGGTAAAGTATACATGTGGGTGCAGGATATTGGACTGGTAGTTTTCGAGGAAGCTGCAAGTAGACACCTCGGCCCCCCTACAGATAATGTGAAACTATGGACTGCAGCAATAGGGGCTGAAGAGAGAGTTACACTTATTCCTATAGAACGACATCGAAAGGTTCTATGTAGGATTGAAGGCGCTAACATATCATTAGTATATGATACAGTATCAGATACATGGCAGCAGTGGAGTGGTTACATATATGGATCTCCGGTTGAAGGCCGTGGGCAATCCATGTGGATGAATTCTCAAGGAGTATATTATTTAGATGGGTATTATCAAACAGAACAAGAATCACAAACTATCAATCCAATCGTATACACGGCTGGGTTGGACTTTGGTAATCCTGTATTTGAAAAAAGTATTAAAACTATCCGGTTCGTGGGTAGAGGAATTAAAAAAGTTACACTATACACACTTTCAAAAAATGCAACTGCATATGCACTCGCAGCCACACATACATTTGACGTATCAGATGACACAGGTGTTTGTGCATTTAATGGTAGATATAATTTTGTTAAGTGTGTTTTAAAAATTG